GCCAAGTGGACCCGGATGTGCGTCACGGCGCACTGGTTCGAGGTGGGAGCCAGCAAGATCTACAACAAGTCGTTCCCGGACTCGTGGTTCGTGACCGCCCAGACCTGCCGGGCCGAGAACTCCGAAGCCTTCCACGGCCAGCACGCGGCCAGATCCACGTCCTGGTACCTGTTCGACGAGGCTTCGGCCATCCCCGATGAGATCTGGGCGGCCGCGGAAGGCGGGCTCACAGACGGTGAGCCGATGATCTTTTGTTTTGGCAACCCTACTAGGAATACTGGGAAGTTCCATCGGGTGGTGTTCGGCTCCGAGCGCGACCGCTGGAAGCAGCGCACCATCGATTCACGGGATTGCCGGTTCACGAACAAGACCCTGATCGAGGAGTGGATCGCGGACTGGGGCGAGGACTCAGACTTCGTGCGCGTCCGCGTGCGTGGTATCGCCCCGCGGGCCGGGGATCTTCAGTTCATCGGCAATGACCTGGTGTGGGAAGCGCAGAGGCGGCTGCCGCAGTCGCTACCGGACGATCCGCTCATCGCGGGGTTCGACGTGAGCGGGGGCGGCGCAGCGTGGAACGTGATCAGTTTCCGGCGGGGCTACGACGCGCGTAGTATTCCGGCCATCCGCATTCCTGGAGAGCATACAAAAGGTAGCGATCGATCGGCGATGGTGGCGAAGCTCGCCGAGATCATGAGCGACACGCGACCGGACCACCGGGTGTCGATGTTGTTCGTGGACGCGGCCTTCGGCGCCCCCTACGTGGAGCGGCTGAAATCCATGGGCTACAGCAACGTGATCGAGGTGTCGTTCGGAGCTCCCAGCCCTGACCGGCACTGCGCCAATATGCGGGCGTACATGTGGTCAAAGATGAAGACGTGGCTGGAACACGGGGCCATCAACAACAGCACGGTGTTGGAGAACGATCTGACCGGACCGGGCTGCGACCGCAACCGCAGCGACAAGCTGGTGCTTGAGTCGAAGCAGGACATGCAGAAACGCGGGGTGGCATCCCCCGACGAAGCGGACAGTTTAGCTTTGACATTTTCTCATCACGTTGCTCCGCCGGATCCGGTGGTTGAGCGATTGGAACGGTTCCGCGGCGCGCACGCGGGGAGTTGGATGGGATAGATGGATAAGGCAGGAACGGAAGCTGTGCGTGAGTTGCTGGAGAGCGTGCGGGACGGATCGCAGCGCATTGGGAGAGCCATAACAACCACATTGATAGCGCCGAAGGGGATTGAAGAAGACGCAACGGTGGTGAACGTGGTGGACGGGCTGTTTGCTATTGCCCGCGGGCTTGAGCGCATAGCGGGGCGGCAGGCAACCGGAGGGGGTGATGATATGAAGCCGCTGGAAGCGCCGCTCGCTGTGCGTGTAGAGAACCTCGAGAAGGAGATCCAGGCGTGGCGCGAGACGGAGCGCGACCGGGTCACCGGGCTCGAGAAGAAGATCTACGCCTTGGAGCAACTGCTCGCGAAGGAGTGAGATGCCGCTGATCAAGTCCAAAAGTAAGGCTGCGATCTCGGAGAACATCCGCCGCGAGGTGAAGAGCGGAACCGCGGTGAAGCAAGCGGCGGCCATCGCCTACAGCGTGGCGCGGAAGGCTGGCGCGAAGATCGCAAAGCCCAAGCTGGTCAAGAACAATCTTGGATCGATGATGAAGCCCTGATGCCTCGGCGCAAGTCCGAAAAGACGGTTCTCGAAGAGGCCCGCGCGCGCTTCAAATTAGCCGAAGAGGCGGAGCGCGAGAACCGCAAAGAGGCCAAGATTGACCTGGAGTTCGCCGCCGGCCAGCAGTGGTCGAAGGACGACCAGGACCGCCGCAACCAGAGCGGGGCCGGAAAGCGCCCGTGCCTGGTCTTCAACAAGCTCACAGGGCCGTTGAACATGGTGAGCAACGAGGCGCGGCAGAACCAGCCGGGGCTCGAAGTCCACCCTGTGGACATGAGCGGGGACACCGACACCGCGGAGGTCTACGAGGGGCTTATCCGGCACATCGAATACGTGTCGAAGGCGGATGAAGTCTACGAGACTGCGCTGGAGCAGGCCACCCGCGGCGGGTTCGGTGTCTTCAAGGTTACGAAGCACCACTGTGGCGGCAAGACGTTCGATATGGAGTTGAAGATCGAGCGCATCCCGAACCAGTTCAGCGTGTACGTGGACCCGTTCGCCAAGCGGGCGGACAGGTCGGACATGAACTGGTGCTTCGAGACGGAGTTGATCCCGAAAGCGGAGTACAAGGCCAAATATCACCAGTCGGAGGTGGTGCAGCTCAACTTCTACGAGGGCTTGATAAATCCCACGGATGGCTGGGTCACCGACGAGGGCGTCCGGGTGGCGCACTACTGGCACGTGGACATCGAGCAACGCAAGCTGTTGGGCATCCAGTGGCCTGATGGGCGCGTGACGGCCGAGTATGAGGACGAGTTACCGGACACGCTGCCGGATGGGCTGCAATATGCCGCGGACGCGGATGGGAAGGCATTGGAGCGCGACGAGGAAGTGCGGCGGGTGTTCTGCACGACCACCAACGGCGTCGAAGTCCTCGATGAGACGGAGTGGGAGGGGCAGTGGATACCGTACCTGTTCGTGCCCGGTGAGGAACTGTTCATCGGCGAGAAGCGATACCTGTTCAGCTTGATCAGGTTCGCGAGAGATCCGCAGAAACTCTACAACTTCTATCGGAGTTCAGAAGCCGAAACCGTGATGTTAGGGACCAAAGCGCCGTGGGTGGGGGTCAAGGGCGCGTTCAGAGATCCACGCTGGGCATCGGCCAACTCCATGCCGTGGGCGTACCTTGAATATGAGCCTGTGGACATAGCGGGCTCACCTGCGCCGCCGCCGTCGCGCAACATCGCGGAGCCTCCGATCCAGGCGTTGAGCGTGGGGGCGGCGCAGGCCGCGGACGACATCAAATCCACAACCAACGTGTTCGACGCCGCGCTGGGTGCGCGCAGCAACGAGACTAGCGGGGTGGCGATTCAGCGCCGGCAGAACCAGAGTGGTGTTGCGAACTTCCATTTCACCGACAATTTGCACCGCGCCATCCAGCACTGCGGCGAAATCCTCTGTGATCTGATCCCGAAGATTTACGACATGCCGCGGCAGGTCAGAGTGTTGGGGGAAGACAAGAAGCAGCAGATCGTGCTGGTCAATCAGAAGTACCAGGATGAGAAGGGTGTGGACCGCAACTACGATCTGAGCGCGGGGAAATACGATGTCACGATCTCGGTCGGCCCCTCATACACCACGCAGCGTCAGGAAGCGTTTGAAACGCTTACGAACTTTGCGCAGGCGTATCCACAGCTATTGCAAGTGGCGGGTGATCTGATCTTCCAGTACAGCGACATGCCGGGGGCCGAGAAGATCGCGGAGAGGCTACAGAAAATGCTGCCTCCGCAACTGCAGGAGCAGCCTGAGGGGCAGCCGCAGATTCCGCCTGAGATGCAGGCGCAGATCCAGCAGATGGCCGGCGAGAATGCGCAGTTGAAGCAGCTGGTGCAGACGCAAGCGCAGGAAATCGCCACCAAAAAGGTGGAGACGGACAGCCGCGAAGCAATCGAGCTTGCCAAGATCGAGCAGGCCGACCGCGAAGCGGCTCTCACGGCCAGCTTGAAGAACCGCGAGTTGGATATCAAGACTGCGGAGATCTCGGAGAAACTGACCAGCGTGGAGTCCATCGCCCTGTTGCGCGGGGAATTGGACTATATAAAGATGCAGATCGCCAACATGGCCACGGGCGCGGCTGCGGAACAGGCCGCGGAGCAGATGGCCGTCAGGCAAGCGTTTGAGCCGCCGGAAGCGCAGGCGCAGGGCGCTGGCCCGGCGCAGGAAGAACCCGCCGCGCCCGCGGTCTAGCCGCAAAAGTTTATGTCCGACGAAGTAGAAGGCCAGAAGCCCGAACCGTCACCCTCTGAAGATACCGTAAGTCCTGAGGATTTCCGGGAGTACGAGAAGTGGCGAAAAACGGGTGAGTTGCCGGAGAAAAAGCCGCCTGCGGCCGCGGAAAAGGCGCAAGCCCCGCCGGCCAAAACTGAGCCGGAATCAGCCCCGGAGACACCATCGGAACCAGAGGAACAGGAA